CCTTACTACAGTTAGGACACTTGTACTTCCACTTTTCAACTATCTCAAAACCGTTCTTAAATGTCTCACGGTTAATTGTCTCTATTGGTATTCTTAACGGGTCAGCATTACGTGCCAACTCATATATCATTATTAATGGAAATGGAAATACTGGTAACTTGGCACCAGTGTCCGTAGGCATATACGGCTGCATAATCGCGGGGCGACTAGTAGTTTCAGTATAAGTCTTTTGAATATTATATCCAGTAGTAGCCTTAAAGAATCTTTGATAGAAACTCTTTGGTCTATTCTTACCAATATCTGCCATATAACTAAGGTTAAATGGCTTATAATATAAGAATTATCGTATCAATCAGTCACAATACGGAGTTACTTGACAATAGTTAACAGACTGTATTCCATTCTCTTCTTCTTCCATAGCCTGATGTATGGCATCTAATTCAGCTTGTAATGCTTTCTCCCTCATCTTTAAATCCCAATAGTTTAAGGCTTTTGTAGCCCGTTCTATGTCATGTTTCATACATGTTATATAGGTTAGGCGTAATATATATCTTGATACAATTTACATACACTCATCGCAACATTCACAGTCTTCACACTCACAAACCTCATGGCTTGGACAGTCGCAGTTATCACAGTCGCATGACTGGTCTTCAGTCATCGTCTGACTTTACTACTACCACGGCTGTAGGAGGATCAACTTTAGGTTCTTTTAATTTATAATTTCTCTTTCTAAATCTGTCTTTTGGAGTATTAGACATAGGTTTATTAATGGGTACTTACATATAAATTATAACGATTCTATAAAATAGATAGTGTAGTGGTGTGAGCGTGCATACTTGAACTTTATGCCCAACGTAAAACAAGAGGTTTCCCTTCGCGCGGGAACTATACTAATATTGATATTAACCAGGCTATTCCCATACCCGTTGAAGCAAGTGTTGGAACTAAAATATCTGCCACTAAGTTTCCTTACCGTGGAATAAACCGTTACGTAAACAGAAAGAAATACTTGAGTGTGATGAGTGTGGTTCTCATAAGTTGTTACGACCAGTCCCAGAGCACAGGAAATTATTAGAGAAATTATACACACAGGCCGTGAATAATAACGAGCAAACGTTTGAGGATGTGGCAAGACAGTTAGAATTTGACTTAGAAATTGCCGATAACGCATACATGTTAATACTAAAGAACTACCATATAAATGATCGGACTGGTGAGATTGACTGGGAAGGAACTAGGTTTAAAGAAATATTAAGAATAGACCCCCCGCAAGTTGCACTCATCATAGACTCTGATGGTAGGTTAGGTTATGATGATAAACGTATACCAGTGTTTGTATGTCCACACTTTGAGCATAGAGACAAGAGATTAACTACACCTTACTGTAGCAGACACAAGGTACCAGTAGAAGCATTGAAAGCTATATGTGAAGTATCATCAGTGTACTCTGTTGGCATACCACAGCCTAAGAGGGTGATATACGGAGAGGGAGAGATAATTTGGAAGCCAGGAAAATATCAACCAAGTCTAGTATACGGGTTCAGTCCAATTTTTGCAATATGGTCTAAAGTCATGTCTCTAGTACACATGGATGAATACATCAGAAAGTACTTTGATAAGATGAGACCACCGAGAGGACTACTTGTAGTTGCATCACGTAACTATGAATCATTTCAGAAATCATGGCACACCTTAGAAGAAAGGGCTATCGAGGATCCGTATCGTATTCATCCCTTGATGGTAGAATCAGAGAAGGGAGGAAGGAATATGGCACAGTGGATTGACTTTACAGGTTCATTAAGAGAATTACAATTTGTTGATATAAGAAAAGAATTAAGAATGATCATTGGTGCAATGTATGGTGTACTACCCTTGTACTATGGTGAGATGCCTGGTGGATGGAACCAAGAAGGTCTACAGGTTACTATTACAAACAGGGCAGTAAAGTGGGCACAGGATGTTTTAAAGAAAGCCTTCTTTGACAAGTTGGCACATATGATGGGTATTGATGATTGGAACTTACAACTTAAAGCAGGTGAAGAAGCAGACGAGCTTAGAGACTTGCAAATACAAGCACAGGAGATTGAGAATCATAGGGCAATGCAGACAATGGGCTTTGCAGTTGAACGTACACATACTGGTGAATGGAAGGTTGCTAAGAAACCTGACTTTACACAGATGCCAATGCCAGGTGGTGGTAGAGGCCCAAGCACTACTGGTAGTTCAGATATTACCCCCGCCCGACAAGGCTCACCTATGTCGACTCCCCCTTCTAAACCAGGCGGAAGTGCACAAGGTTCACCAAGCGCAGGAGGTAAGAGAGGACAGGCGTTTAACCAAAGTCAAAAGCAGGGAAAAACTTCTATGAAAGAACCAGATGAACCTGACACTGTTGAAACAATAGACAAACCTAACCCACGTGACGTAGAAGGTAGTAAAGCCTTATGGATGCCAACGCAAGTTGAAAATGATAAAGAGAGAGCACCTAATAAAGATCCAAAAGAGTCCAAACAAAAACCAAAAAAGAAAAGTACACGTAAACCACGTAAGAAACACAACATAACAAGTCTAGAAGACGGATCAATAGAAGTGATTAGTGAAGATATATGATTACAGGAAATGTTAAAGGTCTGGTAGTGACAGAACCAAAAGATAAGGAGGCGGAGTTCTGGAAAGGTCAGAAGAAAACTGTAACTTATGAATTACACAACAAAGGCGTGCATGAGTTGGCAGAATTTGAAATAAAAGCCAAAACCGTATTAAATTTAGGTGAAAATAAGAGAGTCAACACTAAAAAAAACTATATAGTAGACTTGACCTATCCAAAAAGAATTATGGGGGGAGAAACTAAAAAATTAAAGGTAAAAATTGAAGTTCCATTCAACTATTCTGAAACAGTTAACAAAGAAGGTAGAATAATTGAGTACCCCTTTAGAATTGACCTACATATAGGGTCAGTTGAACATATAAAAGAGATATAGCCCTTATATTAAGGTATAGGTATAGTTTATTTGTGTCAGCTCAAGGTCAAACAGGTAGAAGCACTAAGACGTATAGACAGATTAGGGCTTTTGCAGATCAAATAGGATATGATATTGAAAAGAATGAACTGACCGTACCAATAGAGTTTGGATATTCTGTAGTATTCAAGTTAAACCCTATGGTAGCAATAAATAACCAAGACCCTTGGGCAAACGGTGTACCAGAACTACAGACTAACATCATGGCACAGCCTCTACAAATAAGAAAGTCAGACAAGTCACTAAGTAGAGAAGATATAATGTCAGCCTTAAAAGAGCGAAACGTTATTCCACCAGGACTTCAGTACGAAGACTTTACAATAGGCTTCGTTTACGCACAAACAACTAATCCCAACAACCACAAGTGGATGTTAGAGTATAGGAAGAATAGTCAGATTTTCTCTGCTATGCACTTCTTAGGTGTTAATACAAAATGCCCTCTATCTACTACTTCGTGGCATGATGGTATATACCATGGTAGGTTTGTGGCTAATGCAAATGATGTTAAGATTGTATTAGAGGATAAGCCTGGATGGGTTACTATTATTGGTAATAAACAAAATCAGCATAATGCCGTAGGTGATATTAGTAAGATCCCCGCAAAATGTAATGATATAAGATTTAGATTTAATGTTAAAACTGATATTTGGTGGATTGACTTTTTGGATGAATTTCAGGGTACTGCTGTTGGCCCAGCCTTAAAGTGTAAAAATATATTAGTAGATGCTCCATTAGAAGGTCACATTGAATGGATACAGCCAAAACCAAAGGTTACTATGCACACCAAGCCTAAAGAGATCTCCGAGTTTAGTCAGATGGGCGATACAGTTATAATAAAGGGAAGATAATGAAAATACTATACTTTGATGAAAAAAGATCCAAGAAGTATTGGGATGCGCTCAGATCAAAGAAGACGTATGAGGGCATTGTATTTGAATCAATTAATGGGTTATCTGGGAGACCCACTGCTGGATTAAAATTAGTTTGTTTTATACATTTTAAGGCTAGAGGCGAACAGGCTAAGTTTGAAGAAGATTTTAATTTTCATATACTAGGTAGAGATTATGAAGTACCAGATGATGCTACAGTATTATTTGGGCCAGACAGACCACATCCTATACTGAAGATGGATTTTAATACTTTTATTAGAAAACATAAGGAAGAGTTTAAGGATGCTGACATGGTTATAATTAAGAGAAATGATAAGGTAAACACAACTTCACTACACAGTTACAATGCCTGTAAACAATTTTTAGATAGGAGATTAAATCTTGAACACAAAAAACCAGAAGAGAGCACACCATCACTGCCCGAAGAAAGACAACCATAGAATCCTTGTAGATCGGGATGCCAATAAAGGTGCATGCCCATTCTGTAGGGAAAAACTATGGTAACTGTAGTTGCAATACAACCTACTAAGGAAGGTGGGTATTCATATATTGGTACCATTGCAGAAGGATTTGAAGCAGAGTATTTAGAGATAGAAGACATAGCAGAGTTACCTGTTGATAAGATACCTATATTCTTTCATCCGCGTACACATGACCAAAATCCTGAATGGTTGCCACCTGAAAAAGTAGAGAGTTTCTTAGACTTTGATTTTCCAGAGGATGTATATTTAGTATTTGCCCCCGACTTTGCATATTCAATAACAGAGGAGATCTCTTTAGGCTTGGTGTGCATAGTAACCTTTGGTTTTGGCTGTATCCATTCAATGTGACCTTCTAATGGAGCATCTACTAATATATTTTTACACTTTAAGGCTGG